CCACCAATAGTTCCCTTACCGAAATGAGCTTGCACATTATCAGGAGCGCCAAGCATTCTAGCGGTAGCCTCTTCCTCCATGAATCCAGAAGCATAACGCTTGCCCCGCCGACCCTTAAAAGTCCCAGAAGTAGCACTAAACCCAGTAACACCTTTCGCGGCAGCAGAGGTCGCAATTTGCCTCACCAACTGGGCTTGTCGCTCCAAAAGTTTGTTTTCGCTCCTTATAGCATTTAAAACTAATTGTTCCTTTTGAGCTTGAGTTATTGTCGAGCTTGTAATTGCATTCCTAAGGCTTTCATCCTTTTGCAGCAAACCGACGATCCCTCCTTCAATATTTTTAATTCTCTCTGTCTGGGTTCCAATCGCGAACAAGGATTTTAGCCCGTCTCCCGCGAACCTAGCGACTAATTTGAAAATCTTAACAAAAGCTGCTGTAAAGATGACTACAGCGGGACCACTCAAGAAACTACCTATCGCTTTAAATAATCCTTTAATAAACGTATTACCCTTCTCTGGATCAAGAGCATTATCCAAAAACTCCGTAAACTTATTGGCTAAACCAATTAGGTTTTGTAGAAGAGGCCCAAAAGTAATTGTCCCTATCTTTTCAGAAAGACTGGTTAAACCCTGAACAAGTACATTTATTTGAGATGATATTGATTTGCTTAACTCTGCGTTCTTTTGAAAAGCTTCATTTGTGGCTTGAGAGGCTGTTCTCGCTGCACTGGCAAATATAGAAGTATCAGAACCCAAGTCTTTTAAAGCAGCACTAACAACGTTAATTTGGAATACGCCACCTGCGAGTTCTTTGATTTGAGAAGCCACAGTTGGATCGGAGACATTCTGCAAGGCTACAGATAAAGCGTTGAGTTTTTGAATTCCTGTTTGAGTCGCATCAATTTCAACCCCCAACTCTTTAAGTTTGTCAATTGTACTCCCCCTAGATATTCTAGTGAAAATAGATTTAAATGCGTTACCAATAACCGCTCCTCCCCTAGCTGTCTTTTGTTCTACAGCTGTCACAAGCCCCAAGAGCTGATCAAAACTAACTCCAGCATCCTCCGCTGTAGATCCAGCACGACTAAATGCCTCTGCCAAATCCTGAGCAGATACAGCGAAAGCTGTGTCAACAGCAACCAATTTATTAACGATTTGATTTGCGTTTAATCCAGCAGATGCAAACCCGTTAATCGCAGCAGTGAGGGCTTTAACAGATTTCTCTGCATCTAATCCAGAGATTCTCGTTAGGACTAAAGACGCTTTTAGTCTTTTAGCGGTCTCTTCTGCGCTTAGACCTTGCCTAGCTAATTCAGCAGCACCATCTGCAACGGTCGCAAATGATTGGCCAGTTTCTTTTGCAACCTTAAATATTGAATTCCTAAATTTATTGAATGTCGCGTCAGTAGCTTGAAAAATAGAGTTTATTTCAATTAATCGTTTTTCTACTTCAATAGTTGAAGAAACTAATTTTTTAAAAGATTGAGTTACTCCGTTTAGAACGGCGGTAGTAGCTCCAAATGCAAAGACACGAGCCGTGGAAGCATCCAGAGATTTCTGGAACTCCGAGGCTTGTCCCGTGATTCTCCCTAAAGCCTGTTGAACCTGCTTCGTAGAAGCATTCAGGCTCTGCGGGTTTAGAGAGACATTTAGGGATGCATTTAGACTGGTAGCCATATAGTGTAATTTACACCTATCAGCTTAAAAAGTCCTCTGCTTTAAGTTCTCCCCCTCTTACTTGAGATTTACGTCTTAGATCATCTATACCATGAGAAACCTTTGTATCCTTCTCTTCTTTCTCCTCGTAATTCATCATTCTTACTGGGTCTCCATAAATTTCTTCGGGTATTCTTGTGTTTTTAATCTTATTTAATAACCCATTAGAGACTACAATTAGATACTTTTGGAAATTTGTTATATCCTCAAATGTCTTGCCCAAGAGAGTTAAAGGATTTCCATCTTGAGCAGAGAATAAATCAAAAAACCCACCAAAATAAGATGCTTTTAATATTGATTCTCGATTATTGAGTTCCCCATACCTAGAGAACATCGCTGTAGTAAAAACAAGTTCTTGCTCTTGGGTCGGAGATTCTGTAAAATCTAAATCCATAAAAATAGACTGTTTAAACATCCTCTTAACTCTTTTTACTTCAGATAAGTGCTCCGCACTATAAGAAGTTATATTGGCTCTTTTAACCCTGATTTCTTTGAGTTCGTCTTCTTGACTATCTATCTGCCTCTTGAATATTTCCTTTTGCTTGGGATCTTCAATCTTACCGAAAGCTGTAAGTGATTTTTTTATAGTCCACTCTAAGGACTTTATTTTATCCTCTTTCTGCACTGACCAAGACTTTCTTTTAATAGCGGTCTCAACTAGATCTTTCTCGGTCTTAATACCTGATTTTATAGATCGACTAATATCAAGCTCTTGTAGGTTATCTAATTCAAGAAGTTCAAGCACAGTAAAGTGCTTGAAATAGCATTGACTATCAGAACTTGTTAAAACACTGTATCCACGAACTATGTCTAATAAGTCAATAGAGTATTTATTCTCCTTGTTGTTCATCTAAAGCTTCTGCTTCAGGTTCAAACAGGTCTTTTAGAGCTTCATCAATTGATTTCTGATCATTGCCCATTTTATTATACCAAATACTAGCAACCCTAATAAGCTTCTCAAAACACTCGTCGTAAATCTTTTTGGCTCTTAAGAATGTAGCGTCTTCAATGTCTTCGTCTTCAGCTTCTTGTAGTCTAATCAAGAACATCCGTTTTTGCTCAAATTCGTCTCCTTCAAAAATATCAAACAAATCTTTCTTGTCATTGATACTATCTTCAAAATAAGAGAAGTTTAACACCAGCCACTCAATAACTTTTATCTCAGCTTTTGAGTCTGCAGTTTGACTGAATTGAGACCTTAGAGAAGTTTCATATTCATGTAGTTGAACTCTAGTATGCGTGAACAGTTTTTTAGCTTCTTCTAACTGCTCTTTTTGCTCTTCAGACAAATCTTTTGCACCAGCAAAAAACTCAATTGTTCTTGAGGATTCCATATTATCAATGATAATCTGGTTCATGGCTTCTTGGGACGTTTTAGAAGTAAGCCCACCCATGTCTCCAAGTTTCTTAGACAGCATAGCTTTAGTTAAAAATCCAGCGTTAATATATTCGTTGTATTTCTGCCCGTAGAAGAACTCGGCGTCTTCAAGGTCTAGAATAGATGGCTTCCGAAAAACAATTCTATTCTTAATGGTGTTTTTTACTTTTTTAGTAGTTTCAACTGGACCATTTTTAGTTTTTTTGACATGAGGAACCTCTTTCTCAATGGTTCTCTTTACATCAAACGAGTATAGCTCTTTCATGTATATTATTATATAAATATACAGAAAAAAATCAACTTATACAACCTGTGGCCTCTAAAGAAAGTACCGATTCCCCATGTTTAGTGAACATAACTAGATTTGGCCTTCCATTCAAAATACTATCTCCCGTCACATCTAATCCATTAGCTATTAAAATATTATCTTTGTAATAAGAAAATGTGGAGTTTAAAAAATCATGATGTATTTCAAGGTCAAAGGGAACGCCGCTTCTATAACCCCCAAAGAAATTACCACTTTGGTCAAATATATAACCTTCCGCTCCAGAAAACGTCATTAAGTTAGCTGTTTTAAAACCTCCGTCTATACCTGTCTCCATAATGGAAAACTCAAAACCACTGATAGGAGAATCAATCGTTACATCTACATTGTAGATACAATTTTTATAATTTGGTAGGTTTCCGCTAGTAATCATTTTATTATTGGGAAATAGTAAGAGAAACTTACAGAAGTATTATCGTCTAGAGAAGTCGATTCCTCAACAGATTCTAAACAACAGCCACTTGTAGTAAAATCTAAAATAGATTCATTGTCTCTACCTTTTAAGTCGATAGTAATCACCCCGCTTTCGCAAACTAGACTGGAAATATTAATTCCAGTAACATCTGTCTTTAAAACATTAAAATTAAGACTCCCCTGAGCTGGCATCTGAGGATATCTGTATTGAGGGACTCTAGTACCCAACCTAGTTACAGGAGTCTTTTGAAGAGAAACTGATATAGAAAAATCTTGTATATTTAAGCCAGTATTATCTATTCCTTCGTCGCCGTTAGAAGATGTGTAGATCTCGATATCTTCAGGTCTAAAGAACCCGTCAAATATATCGTTAGATTCACTTGTTAAAGCTCCAGCGTTAGTAAAAATAGCTCCATCTCCCTCGTAAGAAGAAGATCCCTTAACAATATCCCCCACAGATCCATTAATAGAATAAGATGTTAAAGCTGCTCCAGAAATAGTGGTCACACCAACAGAGTCCTTTGCTTTAAATTCAAAAAAACCAGTAGATAAAAAACCTGACTTCATATTTTGGTAGCTGTAAATAGGGTCAATCCCAGTAGCTCCAGTTGTTAAATTAACGTCATAGGTTAATGTGGTAGATTGGTTGGAGGTTAATATTCTGTCTACAGAGTGGGAAGCTCCTAATCTTTGGATATCAACAACACTCTTAGGAGATGAAATAGATAGCGAGGTTACAGAAGGAATCCGCTGATCATCTACAAAAAGCTGAACATCACTAGAATGAATCCTATCTGGCATATAGTAGTTTACACAAAAAAGCCCCGCATTCCTGCGAGGCTTTTTCTAGATATAATAGTTATATTAAGACCCAGCTCCGTCTTCCGAGGAATAAGGTGATATGGTATTGTTCTTTTTATACATGAATCCTTCTCCAAATTTTTGAGAAGCAGTAGTGCTATATACATCAGGTTGATTTGCATTAATTCCAGAGTAAAAGAATCCTTGATCAGTTTGGTTTACTCCTCCAACCTGAGTGGAGAATGTCAATTCAATTGATTCATTATCATCTAAGCCTTGAGAGAATCCCTGTGAATCCATCACAGCCTTCTGCATAGTGTATTGATGTTTAGTTTTCCCGTCACTTCCCTTTACGGTAAGAGAGATATTTGTCGTCTCATTTCCAGCGTTTCCAGTCAAGATCTTATCTATTTGACCTGATTGAATATTTTTGAGCAGCGCACTCACAGACATGGTGACGTTGATTGGGAAATCCAAGGGCTTAGCAACAGCCTTGGCTGATCCTAGGGCTTCAATAGGAGTCCTAGAAAGAGGGACTTCAATAGAAGCACTCTGAACATGCATATCTCCGAGATCAGTTCCTCCAAAAGAAAATTCTTCTGTGGAAAAAGCTAGAGTTACATCTTCTGGGCGTAGAACAAGAACATCCATATTACCTGTACTAGGAGTACCAAGCATAAATTGACCCGTATCTGCGCGGCCACCAGCTCTATTCAAAGATGGGTTATAAAGGCCAGAACTTGTTGTATCAAATGTAATGTTTTCTGCAGTTCCATCAATATCTACCCTTGGGATCTCTCCAACAGCAAAGTTAACAGAATAACTCTCAAAGTTACAGTTCCCGAGAGAAACAACATCATGACCAGCTCTTTCCGCTGTAGAGAATCTCCCAGTTGGGTTATCAATAAATGAACTAGTAGATGCAAAAGCATCTTCGCCCTCTTTAACAGTCAAAACAAAAAGGTTCTTCTCTCTTTTGGCTGGATCTTCAGCAATGATCCCAGAGATAAATTGATCTTGAAGAACGCCAGCGTTATTCTTACCGAGACCATTAAATCCTAAATTACCCTCGTTTTCTCCATTCCCAAGATAATACCCAAGGGAAAAAGAGGGGTTAAGATCACCTAAAGTGATCGTTCCAATTCGTGCTAGTTGACCAAATTCTCTAATGTCCTGTCGCCCTCCAGCGATATCAACGTCAAAAGATAAAGTGTCTACTCGATGTAGCTGTTGAGGCATAACGCCAGTGAGTGATGCTTGAGGCGCTGTAAGGCCACCAAGTGTACCAGTAGGGGATACATAAACAGCCTTGCTTTGTGAAATTATTCTAGTTCTAGAAGCCATAAGATTTTAAGTTAAAAATGTAAAGGTTTACACCTTCTTACACCAATTTAAGCTCTGGGGAAACGATAAGTACATAATTCAAAATCGATATATCCAATTGAAATGTTCTTATTTAAATTCTCCCTAATTCTTTCTGACACAATTTTTGAGACTGAAACATCCTTGATATGAGACTTCACAGGGTCTGATTGTCCTGAGATTAAATTATTATAATTATAAGGGAAATCTTTAATTGAAAAAGAGAAACCGTATGGGAAATCTTCATATGGGACATGAGTCATGTCTTTTCTGACAGAGTCTCTGAATAAAGATAGAACAGAATCTAGAGTATAATTATCAAAGGATAATACCATAACTCTGATTCTAGTAGTAGTGTCTTCCTCTCCGCCGAAAGAAAACTCCTTGTTATCTGAAGAAGCTACAGATATGAAACATGCTGGCAAAAAGTAAGTGGTCTCATCAAACTCTCCCGTTTTACCATACTGATAAGGCAACTCTGTAGCGCTATCTTTAAAATCAGAATGAATGATGATTTGAGCATCAGTATCATTTGTGATATAGGTATTTACTTCTTTTACTGTAGAATTTGCCGTCAAAGCATTGCTTGCTATCTCTGCACCAGACGCTTGCGGGAAAATAAGTCTACCATTTTCGTAATCTGTAAAAATACCTCCATTTTCGTCATAATCACCTGTAATAAAATTATTCCCTAAGAAAAAACCTGAGTTTGGATTATCAACTCCATATTCTCCTACAAGAGATCGGTACTTGCCTTGAAATCCTATATGAGTTGATGGTATATCAGAAAAAGATCCTGATACAAAAGCATTATCTAAATCTATTTTATAAGCCTTAGCCGAATCACTCAACAAGCGATTTTCAAACCATAGGTAAAAACTGGATAAAATATTCTGATCAAATTGTGCTTTCATCTATCTAACCTTAACAAATTCTTTTTAAAATTCTCTATTAACTGCCCAATATACGGAGTCCTAGTAAACTTTACACCAGAAGATCTATTTTTGACCTGTATACCCGTACCAGAAGAAGATTGCCCAAAACCAGTAGAGCTGTATAGAAATTGACCTAAGTTTGTTATACCTCCCTCTTCAACGCTTTTCGCCCAACTCTTTCCTGTCATCCAAGGGATCGGAGTCAAATTATATATGTCATCTGTAGAGGGTATATAAAAAGTAACATTGTATTGCCCTTTGTTATTCCTTCTCCGTACCGTAAACCTAATCTTTTGTCTAAAAATCTCAGATATAATTTCCGTTGGATTATCTCCTCCCGAGAACCCTATAAAAGAAAAAAGGTTACCGTATCCTCCCAAGCTTCCACTAGTATTAGACGCAGTCGGACCAGCATCTAATTCAACTGTGATTGGGTGTACTTTAAATTCTTTTTGTAGGTCTTTCTGCCTATCCTCTATTTTTGGAGCGATAACCTGCCGAATAGCCATCGCCATAGATTTACTATTCGGGCTATCTGCAGTAAGCTCTCTTAGTAGTTCTTTGGCGTTTATAGTCACCACGGGCTTTGAAACCCTCATGAAATTCTTTTTTGCCATTAGTTTTCACGTTTCAAAAAGATCGAGTAAAATTGAGTATCAAATGGTCCGATGATTTTTGCATCTCCATCAATTACAAAGAGTTGATCATCAACTTCTATCTTTGAACAAATCTTAAGTTTCTCGTATGCGTCAGCTTTTATTTTGACTCTAATTTGGCCTTCTGATCCTACAAGATTCATTTGTCCGTTCCCATCTAGTATATCTTCTTTTTGTTCGTTCTTATAATAAATGCGAGCAGGGAACGTGTACTTGGTTAGAGTTATCTCAGAAGAGATTTTGGCTGCGTTTTTATTTCTGCCATACAAAGGGTTGAAATTAAGCTCAGCTGGGACCACAGAAGCCTCCTTGACGTAGATAAAGATGTTTCTAGCAAATGTATCATGGACGCTACTTAAAGCTGAATTAATAGCGGATTTTTCAGCGTCTGTGAGTAAGGAGGGCATATTAAACTAATTGACCAGACAAGTTAAAAGTTCCATCTGTCCCTGCGACTTGAACGGGGGAAGATTTTTGATAGTTATACTGGAAAAGGAGTCCATCAAGAGCTTCTTGAGCTTGTTCTCCTAAATCCTTATATGTTTTGGCTACAGAGTTTTTATTCTGTCTCTGGATTGTCGTATCACCTTCTTTAATGGTCACCCAATCTACAGAATCAGAATAAGTAAATGATCTTAGAGATTCTCTTGCTGATTTTTGGTAATACCAGATCTCGTACAATTTAGAAAAAATATTCTTTTCTACTTCAGCTAGACCTGTATTATCCATTAAGATCGCTCCAGTAGAGTCTACTGAAAATTCTTCATGTATAAGGCCATTAAACTCTCCAATATTAGTTTCCAGCCACCCAGAAACAAATCCAACATTATATGACCCCGTATCATTAGGGAAATCATATGTGACAATATCAGTAGCTAAAACTCCAAGATCATTCATTAATTAAAAACCTTCTTTGAATAACCTTACAGTAGATTCGTAGTCTGGGGAACTTGGATCTAAAATTGGTTTAGATGAACCTTGAACTGTTACGTTATGTTTCTGGACATAAAAATCAAAAGATTTCATCAAAGATTTCCTAAGTAGGTTCATATTTCTCTCTCTTGGGATGCCAACTCTAGCTGCTAAATCAGTTAATTCAGAAGCATTACAAGAATCTAGACGTTGCCTGAAAACGTCTCTATGTAGTGTCCCATAAGGATTCATTTGAGGCATCCCCAATAGATCTTCTAATTCTTTTACATGCTCAATCTGTTCCTCCTTAGAACTCCTGTGTTTACCATCAGTGACATCAAACTCTTCTAAGTGTTTTTTTTCAATTCCCTTTGAAGCTTTCATTTTCTTTGCTGGTTTTTTCTCACTCATAATACATAATAGTTAAAATTTAGATAAAAATCAAAAAAAAAGAGCCGCCCCTTATGGAGCGACTCTCTTTATAAGTAACATTAGGTTGATTATACCACCAAGCCGATAAGAGCTGTATTGTCGATGCAAATACGACCCTCTTCAACTTTACCGTAGTATCCAATCTTGTTCTGACGAACAGAGAACTGATCGTCAACAAGGACTTGGAATTCAGATGGTGATCCCTCACCAACAACGGTAGGACGGATAAGAGCATCCTTAGAACGGTCGATACCGATGAGAATTTCATCATCACCAGTTACCCAAGTTCCAGATCCTCCACCACCGATAACAGTAGCACCTTCGGAAGCAACAACAGCACCAAAGAGCTTATTGAAGCGTTGTCCGATGCCCATCTCGTTGATCTCCATAACATTAATTCCGTAGAAAGAAGGAAGACCAGCAGCACTGAAGAGTTCTTGACGAAGAGCGTCAGGAGCAGGAAGACTGTCCTTAACTGCAGATCCGTAAGGGGCTTCAGCGGTGTTGATTGGGTTATAAGCCATTGCCCGAAGCTCCTCGACCATTTCTGGAGAAACAAGGAGATCAGAAATACCAGATTTAATGCCACCAACAGGAGTTCCTCCACTGAAGGAACTATTGATACGCTTACTCTTGGTAATCAGGTTATTAAAGTCTGCAAGGACAAAACGGTCAGCCGCAGAAGAACCAATGATGCTTCCACCAGCGGTTGTTCCAGTTCCAGTTCCTTTTACCAAAGCGGTAGCGAGAACGTTGAAAGCGGTAGTCGTTTGCTTGAGCAGGACTTCTTGAGCCATCCGAGTGAAAGTCTTACTTACAACATCGAGGCGAGCCTTACGGACGTACTTGCGATCAAACGCAAGAGCACTGTCCAAAGTGTAAGTGCTGAACTTCAACTCATTGTGAGCGGGGAAGACTTGACTGTATGGGAGTCCACCAGCAACCTGTTGAGAATACACTTCAATGTAGTCTTGGTCGGTAATGTCGTGGAAAAGGTCTAAGGGAAGAGAAGGATTATCATCTTCTCCATAAGAAATCGTCGTATAGAGATTTCCAATGGTAGGAGCATTGTTGATAACTTCAGATACAACAGGTCCAAGCAGTTCTGCAACTGCTGCCTGAGCCTCATAAGCCTCTTCACGATTATTAGATCCCATTGCTCTAATAAGAGCCAACTGATCTTCAGTTCTTTTAATTGTGATTTTCATTTTCGTAAATATTAGCAGTTAAGTTTAAGAATTGCGTAAGCACCTGCGAAAGCATCAGTCGTTCCACCTTGTGACTCACGAAGTCCAGTTCCAATGAAGGTTCCGATTGAATGAGTGTGATGTTGACCGTGGTTAGCTGCAGTACTAGTGATACCAGTAATAGTTCCATTCAAAGAAGGCACAGCGAACTGATTAACAGTAGGTGCGACTCCATTTGTGAGACCATTTGCATTGATTGTGAAGATACCTTTTGTAGCGATAGGAACCGCTTCGCCAGATACAACACACTGAAGTTCTTCCTTCTTCTGTGGGTAGTATAGAAGGTTCTCTCCGTTTTCATCTTTAGCGCGGACATCGCGCAAAAGAATTCCGAGAGCTTTAGCATTACCTCCAGTAGCGACCATTTTGGTCACCTTGTAAGGTACTTCTGGGTAAAGGGAAAGACCTTTGCCCATAGTGGATTGATACGAGTCGGCATCGCCTCGTTCAACATAACTGACAGGATCGTCGGAAAGGTTAGCAGCGCTTACCTTTACAACAGAACCAGCCTCACCCGTTTCGGCATCAAGAGAATAGAAGTTGATAACATCATTCTCGTCATATTGACGAAAGGGCAATAAACGTGTAATTTCGTTAGCCATAATATATAATTGTTAATTTTTTAGTTTGCAACTTCTACAGAGAAGTTCTTCTTAAGCCTCTCGACAAAAGAAATTTGTTCGCTTGCTTCAGCGTTGTTATTAGGGATAGAAGCTTCAGCCTCTTCTCCTTCAACTTCAAGCTCTTCTTCCGACTCTTCTTCGTTAGCAGCCTCTTCTTCAGGTTCGTCACCTTCTTCACGGCTAGCAATAGCTTCGTCGATACGAGCTTTAATTTCTGCTTCTTTTGACTCAATATTCTTTTTGAGTTTGTGAGCAAAAATCACTTCAAGCTTTTCCTTATAGGAATTAAAATTTTCTTCGGAAGAACCTAGATCTTTTACTTCAGCAGTAACCAAAGCGAGTTCTTTCTCGTTAAGGTCATAATCGCTATCAATAAAATTCATACGGTCATTGAAAAGGTCAACAGCAGCTTTTGCTTCAACCTCACCCCTAAGAGCGTCTAGTTCTTCTTTTGTTTGCTTAAAAGAGTCTTGCAACTCATTAAGCTCAGCTTCGGCTTTAGCCTTAGCTTCCTGCTCAACTTTCATCTTGGAAGTCCAAGACTCGTTGTGTTCTACGAGAGTATCGCGGATACTTTCGCTAACAGTTTTAGCCTCAGAGCCTTCCTTCACAGCAGAAGCAACACTCTTGGTCAACTGACAGATTAATTGATCAAATTGTTCGTTATCCATATTAAAAATACTTTTTAATTTGTTTGAGTTTACATTAATATTACTATTTCGGGAAATTTTTTCTACTTTTTTATTATCTAAATCATTTTTTGTTGTATAAACTCCCTTTACTGCGGCGGCAGGATTTTTAGTTAATGCTGCCCCTAAAGGATAAGTTTGGCCGACAATTAATCTATTCACAGGATTGCCGTTTTTATCGACTCCCTTCCCTCCTAATCCTCTAATATATTGTTTTAAATCTTCTTTTTCAGCACCTTCTGCGATGATAGATTCGTTTAGATATTTAGAGCCAACAGCCACTTCAAACTGCTTGAATGCTAGTTCCCAGCTGGTAGAGATACTTTGATAAGACGGCTCCTCTTCTTCAGAAGCTTCTGTGATAGCCTCGGCTAATTCAGGATAAACAGATTTATAAATCAATCCAGCAGCATTAATATAAAAAGGCTCTGTTTTATCAGCATAAGATTCAATATCATTATCTTTAAAATCAAACTCTTTATCAGAGAATGAAGCATTAATCATATGACCAACTATTTTATCTTTTTTGTGCTCAATATTGATTGGCTTATTAATAAAACGTTTTACAGCTGCGATAGCTGTTTCCGCATCAATGCCGTCTCCATTTTTATTAAACTCGTTCACCTTGGCCAAATTAAAGACCACAGGCAAAACATCGATATTCTCTTCTGGATTAAAGTCTTCTGGCAACAAAGATTCTGCGGCTTCTTGAATAGAACCTTTAGAAAGCCCAAATAATTCAAACTCTTCGTTTTTTATCTCCCTTACTTTTCCTTCAAATAAGCAAATGTTAAAATCATCCAACAACATATTATGTCTTACACGGAAATTTGAGTTGAATGATATAAAATTGCAGAAGCCAAGTCATCCAATTGATGTTGACATCCTAATTCTAGAACTTTTTGGTTGACTGCGAGAGAAGACAGCTTGTCTAAATCTTGAACTATTTCTGATAAAGTAGGCTCCCAATCAATACTGTCTTTAGCGATAACAATAGATTCACAAACTTGAGTCACCATCTCCTTCTTTTGCTTAGACATTCTTTTGAGTCCAAACTTTGAAGCGAATTCTCTAAAAGCTAAAATTTCAAGTTCATTGATTCTTTTAGTGGCTTCCACGATGTTTTTCTTTGAGTAAGAGGAATTAGAGACCCCAATCGGTCTTCCCCCAGACGGTGCAACAGCTTGAGGTTTATTAGGTTCTGGAGAACGACCCTCTTCTTCATTATACAAATTAATTGTATTTACAAGAGGCATATAATGCCCTTTTTCACGCTCTTCCTTAAATTTATCTTGAGCTACTTGCATATCAGAAGCCTTAGGGAAAACTCCAGTGTGGACAACCTTCATGCCTTGTTCTGGGGTAAGGACTCCCAACTCCATCAATCTTGTGGCCAACTTTGACAGGTTATTGTCATCCATTGTATCTGTCCTAACAAATTTAGCTTCTGGCCAAGAACGAAGGCCAGCAGCCTTGCATATTCTTCTGATCTCAGGATTAATAAAGTCATTTAGGAAGGCTCTACGAGACTCTTCTAATCTCTGGAAGAAAACCTTCATTTTGATTTGAGTATCCGAATATTTGGATTCTCCTATAAGAATGTTCTGCAAACCCTGTTCAATATCTCTGTTTAAGACTTCGTATTTTTCTGGGCCTACGACTTTCCGAATATCTGGAATGATAAAATCTGCTTTTGTTGTATAGTCAGAAACAAGAACACGACCAACACTCTGATTCTTAAATATTTGCTGCATGGCAGCTAGGTTTCGGTGATTGACTCCGCCCTTATCTGGCTCATTGCCCATTGTCACTAATAAAACTACATTCTCAATAGAACGACTAATTGCCTGATCAATATTCTTCAATTCTATTTTTCTATTAATATCATCAAGAACAGAATAACCTAAGGGGATCGCCAAAGGCTCGTAATCTTGCTTTTTAGCGAAAACAACGTGCAATAATTGTGGGTCAAGTTTAATTTGAACTCTAGTCATTGCATAAGAACTTTTTCCTGATTTAAGGGCTTGTTGGACATCTTCGGGCAAAGATTTAAACATTTCTAACTCATGTTCTGTCTCTGGCTTTTGCAGCCGAGAAATTTCAAATGGAGATAATACCTTAAAATATTCATAGCCACTAAATGAAACAGAGCCTTTTGTTGCGATATCTGTGGGGTTGATCAAAAGATATCTAATAGGGATTTCTTTCCTAGAACTAGCCCCATAAGCTTCTAGCATTTTTTGTGAATTTTTAAGAGGTATTTTCCCATCTACTCTATAAAAGAAGACGTTACCTGATCGGTAATACTCTCTGAAGTATTGTTGTTTTAAATCATGCATCTTGATTCTTTTGAACCAAGCGTCGATAAATTTTCTAGATTTTTCTGTACCCCCCTCAAGATATACTTCTGAGTCAGCAAATTCAGACAAAAGATCAATCGTGCCTTTAAAAGAAGAAATATTAAAATAAGCTTTTTGACAAAGTTCTACTGCTTCTTTAGCGTCTGCAGAGTCTTTCTCATAGTTAAACGGTAAGATTCCGTTTTTGATATTTTCAAATTTATTACCTAAGCCTGAAGTGGCAACAGCATTGGTACGAGCTTTCGTTCTAGCTGTAGGAGAGTCTAAACGAGAAGACTCTGAGCTGAAAACAGGTTCTCCAATTAGTTCTGGCTGAAAACCCTCGTCTTGAGGTTGAATTAGGTTTTCAAGTGGAATTTTTTTCTTATTGAACTTTTCCCAATATTCAGAGCGTTTAGTATATCTACGAGCCATATCAAAGTTTACACTAAAGTTATAAAAGTGACTTTAGAACTTTTCAAATAGCAAAAGGAATAAATGTTCCTTCTGGCTTTCTCTCTTCATTAGCATTTTCTGAATCAAAGAACACCTTGGCAAACCAATTGCCCAGAACCAAGGCAGAATAAGAATCTTTTCTTGCTCTATTCGGCCCTTTCTGTCTCCTGAGGTTTTGAGGCAAGTTAAATGCCTGTGATCCTTGTGGGTTCCCTATGACCTCAATGTTAGCGCATTCAGACTTTGTAAGTTCTACTACATACTTTTGATGATCAATCAGATCAATCATCATGGCCCCTTTGGACGCCTTTGGTGTTTTGATATCCCATTTAAGCTTATCTATAGGAATATTCTTTTTCCTTTGTGAATCAAAGTGGCTATCTATCGCTCTAGAAGCAAATAAAATTCTTTTATGATCTATCGCCGCCTGTAGCATCTCGTTAGCATTTCTAATCCAGTTGGAGGTAGGTTTTCTTAAAATGCAATAATTTCTCTCTCTTAGATTATATTGATTTTTAAAATTTAATATATCTGAGTTCCAATTCTCTGGTTTCTCTAGATCAACTTCAACTACTCCGATTTTCACTTTAGCGTCTTTAAATAAAGCGCTTTCATTACAAGAATTTATAAACTGAACTCCTCCATTGTAGTCTCCACATATACCGACAATATTAAAGTGTTGTATTAGGTATAGGAAGTAATCCATGTGTTGTTTTAGAGAAACACCAGCAATAGCATAACTATGTACTAGACAGATTTTCTGAGCGTCTCTATCGACTTTGAAGACATGCATTGCAAAATGGTCAGCACTTGTATTACCAGCCCAGTTGGGGTCAAAAGCAAGTATATATTCATCACTAGAGTTCCCAATAATTTCTACAGCAGGAGATTCACCATCAGGTATAGTGCAAGCAGCCATTTTTGATAATCTAAAGTAGCCATCGCTCTCATCAATAAATTGTGCGCCAAACTCCCTCTTGAACTGCATTTCTGACATTGTAGCTTTAGCTTGCTTGAGTAGGTTTTGGTCATATAGTCTTTTCGGAGCACAATCATAGCTTAACTGCATAATGAGTCTATAAGCATCATCTTTTGAGTCTTCATCCTCGTTATCTTCTATATCTTGCCCGAAGATAAGGTCTTCATATTTTTTGTATAATTTATACATATACTCAAATTTAAATGATGGAGATGATAAGATGATAAGCTTGTTGTTTGGCCATACGTATCTATCCTGTTCTTTCATCTCGCCTTTGTCGATTACTCTCGATTCTAGATTGTATAGTTCTTCCCTCTCGATAGGATTTTCTACCACACCAAGGAATGGTATGATAACTTCGTTAAAAATCTTTTCTGGAATAGTTAAGAACTCATCCAATACAATCCGATTAAAACGAAATCCACGAAGCCTTTCTCCATTAGCTAGAGGCAAGGCTATCGCCCTAGCTTTACCCAAAGTCATTGTCCATTGGTCAGTTCCCTTCTGAATCCTGAAACCACACTCTTTAATTAGACTAGCCTCGGGCTTACTCACAATATCTTCCATTTTTTGAAAAATTTGCTTAGATTGCCTAAAACTACCTGCGATAACACCAATGTTAGCATTCGGGTTGAGCAAGCATTCCATCAATACGTAGACCGCAGTAGAGAACGTCTTAGACATACCACGGGAAAAAACAAACATAGAATAATCAGAAACCATCATTCCTTTAATTGCCATAGCCTGAAAGGGAAATAGCTTGACTCCCAAAAAAAGTTCCGAAGTAAAAGCAATGTTATTTCTTAGAAACTTATATAATAAATATTTAGCTTCTTCTTCTTTAATTGTGCCTTCTATTTTTTTCAGCGAGTTATTCAACTCCTGAGAGGAGTGCTCAAACCGAAATCCTTGTTTCCCTTTTTTCCAAGCCATTTATTCTTTTGTCTATAAAATATTGTAAGTCTACATTCCATAAGTCTTTCCCGTGGTATAAGATTAATGGTATGAGTTTTTTTGCTCCAGCCCTATTGTGAGCGAAAACAATTTGAAGGTTTTTCGGGTAATCTATTATTAAATTTCTTACATTATGCCACAAATAACCCAAGTTAGATTTGAACTTAGAAGTTTTATTGTGTTCTTCTAGTTTGTCTATCGAGGTCTCTGCGACAATGAACATATATGAATTAAACTCAACACATCTATCCATCTCTCTTCTGAAACGCTCTATATCTTTACCGAAAGTTTGTCTAAAATCGTCTTGCGCTTTTCTGTCTACGAAAGTCTTAGAATAAAGGTCTCCTCGTGCAGTATAATCCCCGAAGTCTAATTTATTTGTTATGGAGTCCTCAAATATTAATGGAGCCTTCTCTCTCGTGTCTGTGAATAGAGGAATACTCTTATGAGACGATTCCCAGAAATTTGAGGGAAGATTATTATTGTAATAATTTTCTACTTTAAATTCTTTTAAAAAATCTGAATACGAACCCCAAAACTTTTTATAATAAAAAATATTCGCCATTTCAGACAAGTCATAAAAAAGATTAGGTGGGGAAACCTTGATATCCTTTAATTCAAATTTTTCTTTTGTTCTCTGTTTGATATAATCTTTAACCTCCTTTTTCGGAGCATATTCCATCCAAGAAACAAAATTATCGTAAGTGTTGAAGTTGTCGCGCATATATTGGTCATAATTTCTAAAAGCTATCTTTTCATTAGTATACAAGTCTCTTTTGTCATAATGTTTTACATAGTAGTCTCCTATAGTAAGGGTATGTGCTTTCAGGTGAGCATGGAAACTCCTTTTCTTATCAAACTTCTTACCACACTCTAAACAAACAAATTCACTCATAAAATTTCCTTCTTAGATATTCCTAAAATGCGAGCCTTGTATTCGTCCATGGACTCTAATCGATCTGCCTCTTCTTCAATTAGCTTATTTTGCATCTCCGCCATTAAAATCATGCGTTCTCGCTCTTCTTTCTCTTGAAACGCTTCCACTAAAGCCGCAATACTTCCATTTTGCTCCCCCCTTGCCTTTAAACGCGCCTGACGGCTCCCGTTAAGGTCTTTGGTCAAAGATTCAATTCTCTTCTCACATTGATTCAACTCCTCGCTGGTGGCCTTTATAAGCTCAGTAAGACGCATTGTTAAATCTCGCTCATTATCAGTGTCGTTGAGCATTGTATTCAATTTATCAATTCTTTGTTGAATATGTTTCTGTCTAACGTAGTTTGTGCAGACCGTAATATACAAATTTAACTCATCATTAGTTAGATCTGGCTTATCCCAAACTGTTCTTACAAATTCACTCTCAAATAAATCTCGATCTGCTATTGTCGAGTATTGATTAATAAAATGTACGAACCTAGGGCTTTTGAGATAAAAAAGCAACTTTTCGCACATTCTTTTCTGCTTGGTCTGGATGGTTATTTCATCAAAATTTTGTCCAGCCCACTCATTTACTTTTTTTATTGATTTAGATAGGGATTTGGGAGATAGCCATTTATCACTAGTCAACATTTCATTATCATCAACAATTTCTGGCCTATATCGGCGTAAATATTCCATTACTGTCCTATGTTGTTGACTTAGGGGTTGAATTCCTCTATCCTTAAATGTCAAACGGGTTACTTCAAGGGCGTTCATGCCTCTTTCAACATTGTTACCCATCAAAAACTGTTTCTGCTCACCTGTTAAGTCAACTTCTTCCGCTTTCGGCGCAAGAGAGGTTGTAAAATCCAAGCTTTTGGTAATTAAAAACTTCCTCACACATCTCCCCTCCTTTGAACGACCGTCCAAAGAGTCATCATTAAATACAATTTGAGTAATATGCTTTAAATCGGGGTTCTTTGCAAACTCAACCTCGATTTTTTGTTTTTGTTCCTCTGTTAACTCAATATCATTCATAAAATATCGTTATCCTTCATAATTCTAACCGCAATTTGATAAAATTTCTTTTTTAAATTTGCTATTTGTTTATATCTGGGTTTTTTCCTCTTCACCGAATCAGCTTTAAACCCAAATTGCTCTGCTACTTCATTTTCATCTCTATTCTCAACGTAAAGAAGATAATAAATCTTTTTGTGCTTCTCATTCAATTCTCCCATGACTAATTTGTGAAGTCGCTTAGATGAATCTTTATAATCAAGGTAATCTTTTAATGTAGTCGTCCCTGTAAATGACCCCTCCTCTAAAGCCAATGGAAGTTTAATATTATAGGCTTTTTCTTTTTTATTCTTCCACTTAGCAAAATCAGGGCAACTAATATCTTGCCCCTTACTCTTTGTTAAAGCACAACTATCTGACCCCATATTATGAGGACATCTTAAACAAGGCTTGGCAAAACTTGAATAATTATTCCTAATCAAATTCTTAATCTGATTGGAGATAATCATGGAAGCCCAAGGCTTAAAGGGTCGCTCTTGATCCCAAAGGTGCCACTTCTTAAAAATATGTAATCGGATTATTTGACATACATCATCGTAATCCATCCACGCTATGGCACTCAATTGCCACTTCGGTCGATATTTTTTTAAAAGGTCTTCTAAATCAGGGCTTTGACTTTCAAAATCATTCTCCATCTATATCCCTCATACGTGAGGACGAACAATCTCTAATAGTCTTATCCAAAAGCTCTTGCCCGTCAGGATCTCTCGATTCAGGACGGGAAAAATTTTCCTGAGGGCCATTCGCCTCCGAAGAAGTGACAGAACCCCAAATATCCTCAATTTTTGTTTTTTGTTTGTCATTCTCGACAACAATATCTCTTTTTAACTTGCTTAAATTAATATCAAGATCAGAAACCTCTTCTACTTCTTCCCTTTTGGCTGCAGAAGAAATAGAACCCAGACTATGACCGCAACTAGAGCAGAATTTAGGCTTAGCGATCTCATATAAGATCTTAAAACCACAGGATACACAGAAAATCTTATTCATGGCTAATTTTATTGTTTTATTTCACTTTTTTCAATTTTATCTACTAAATAGCTTATGATTTTATCTCTCATAACGTCTTCCTTACCAAATTTTAAATGATGAATTCCGAAAGACTGGCTTTCTTCATCATCAAATATATTACAAAACTTATTAAAACCAGAAGACCTAATATCACTTTGCATTGTATCTCCACATAAGAACAATGTAGTGTTAGTTGAAATGCGGGTTATGATAGTTGTAAGTTCTCTTGTTGTCATATTTTGTGCCTCATCCACTATAACCATCTTGTTTTTCCATGTAGCGCCTCTCAAAAAGTTAATCGGGGCCGCTTCCAACACTTTCCTGTCTTGTATTTGTTTTTTTTCTGGACCATTTAATAATTCATCCAATTTATCTTCTAACGGACCCAAATACGGATTGAACTTCTCATCCATGCTTCCTTTCAGAAAACCCATCCCCTTATCCGCACTCTCAGCCAAACTCCTCAAATATAATATATTAAGCAACTTGTCCTCATTGTATTTATATAACGCCGTATATACAGATAAAAATGTCTTCGCAGTCCCCGCTGGCCCACTAATAAATACAACCCTTGTTTCAGGGTCACGCATTATCTTGTGGAATTTACTTTGTTTCTCTGTCAATTCTATATGACCCAACAATAATGAGTTTTTATTTCCAAACGTCATTTGTGTTATTTGTTACACGCATTAACTCTCAATTGGCCGCTTGTTTATAGAATACACCACCCCCCCGCCGAAATCCAGTCAAGTTAAAAGTTCAAAATTCTCAAAAAACCCTCCCCCCTCTGCGGCTAAAAAAAATGAATTTTTATACAGAAAAAGCTTTTAAAAAATCTTATCTCAGTATATAATTCCCCCATGAAAGAGATCACCTCAATCACCACAAAGTCAGTCCAAGATCTTACTTTTGATGTTATCGCTGAACAAATTGAAACTAGCTATATGTCTGAGGAGTTCACTTGGCATTGCGAGTTTATATATAAAGGTAAATGCTATGAGGGTATCATCGCAGCTTGTGCAGTTGACCCAAAGGAAAACCACGCCGATGAGATCACCGACATCAA